ATGCAACGACTCGCGCTTGCTTATGGACAGGCGCTTGCACAGGGCAGAGTCCTTACTAGAGACCTTTACCAATTCGTCAATGCTGGAGTCCCAATATTCGAAGCTTTGTCGAACGTTATGGGGAAATCTGTCGAGCAGGTGCAAGCTCTTGTTACCGAAGGCAAAGTAGGCTTCCCTGAAATTGAAGCGGCGCTAAAATCGCTCACAGAGCAAGGTGGCCAGTTTGAAAACATGATGGAAAAAGCTTCCGACACTTACGAAGGGAAGCTTTCCATTGCCAAAGACAACTGGAAGGCAATGCTCGCCGAAATGGGGAAGTCTTTACAAGACTCTCTAAAATCATGGCTTGATGATTTCAATGAATATTCTGATCGAGTATTGGGCAGAAGAAATATAAAAACAGTCATTGCTTCCGGTGGGTCAAGTGGAAACATTCAAGCAGCACTTGCATTTGCGCGAGCCAATCCTACTCAACTCGAAGGTGTGATACCGCCAGGATATGCGCCTAATATCACAGGGCAAAGAACTGGAATAACTCTTCAAGAACAAGTCTTAGGCATTTTAAGGGGATTACAAAAAGAGCAAACACAAACCGCTCTCGAGTCTGGAAGGCTTAATGCTCCGAGTGGATACAAAACCCTTTCGTCCCTGAATGAATGGTCTGATTACAACGGTCAATATGCTACCTATAACGGCAAACTTTATCGTGCGGAAGGAAGAAAATGGGTTCCTGTAGAAGATCAATCACAAAATAAACCTGATTGGCGACAGTGGCTTACAGAAGCAACAGGCATTGATGCTACTAAGACTCGCTATGAACTTGGATGGGAGAAGCCCACAGGCTCTTATGTTGTGCAAGAATGGATAAATCAGCACACAAAAGACCTGCCGAATCTCCCACCAGAATTACAGGAAAAAGTAAAAAAACAGTTTGTTAATGATGCGAATGATTTACTCTATGGAATGCTTACTTCAGGCATTTGGAAGCTCGGCGAAGGTACCATAACCTTATTACAAAATGCAATTAAAGAATATTCTCCACAAGAATCAGAAAAATATCTTGGGTCGGCTGAATCAAGAGTTCCTCCTGATCGCTGGATGTATATGCCAGGTGGAGGAATTCCATTATTAACGCCTGAAGAAGCACAGGCAGAGCTAGAACGAATCACTGCATCGGTAACGCTCTCAGTATCTCAGGAACTTAGTGCTGCGGCATCACGCGTGCCAACCGATAGATGGCTCTACAGACCTGGTGGTGGTACTAAACTACTCACTCAAGAGCAAGCGGATTCTATTATCGCTACTATAGATGCGCAGATAGCTACAGACCTTAGAGCAGAGCTTTCTGAGTCTGCTAATCGTGCGCCATCTGATAGATGGGCGAGGTTACCAGGCGGTGGTTTACCGTATTTAACACAAGAGCAAGCTGATGCTTTTCTTAATGATATAAGCAATCGAATTGCCTTTGATACCGCTATCGAACTTTCCAAAATGGCTGGGCGCTATAAAGGCGACAAATGGGAATCAAAGCCTGGCGGCGGTGTTCCCCTACTTACACCTGAGCAAGCAGATTCGATTATAGCTGGAATAGATAACAAAATATTTAGCTCAACAATGCTTGAGCTGGCAGAAGCGTCAAAACGAGCCCCGCCTGATCGCTGGCTTAATAAAGTTGGTGGAGGCATTCCATATCTCACGCCAGAAGAAGCCGATATAGCACTTGAAACCATACAAGCGTCGATTGATTTGTCTACAAGGATTGAATTAGAACATTCCGCGGCAAGAGTATCCGTTGACCCGTATTTATATAAACCAGGTGGCGGTGTTTCTTTCCTTTCTCCAGAAGCTGCAAAAGCAGTTACTGATT